TCTCAAAGTAATCTCTCAGATTACCACCATTCTTAACAAAGTTGTCCAATGCTTCTACTTCCTCACTGGCATACTGAGGTACTGAGTTCTCTTCGATTACGGATTGAAAATAGTCAACAAGCTCTTCAGGAGTAGAAGGGATTTCATCTTCCTCATCAATGTCCCATCCCATTTTTTCTGCCATTACTCCGAAGAATGCGCTCACTGCATTAGTGTCATCATCAGTTTCTTCAGTTTCTGTACTTCCCTCGTCTTCTCCAGTTGAATTATCATCTTTTTCAACTTCTTTATCCTTCCCGGTCTTCTTTTTAGCAGGCGTGTCCTCCTTTTCATCCTCTTTAGTCGAATTATCATCTTCTTTGTCTTTTTTAGGATTACGTAATGCTTCAAGTTCCTCGTCAGTCAATTCTTCTCCAGCAGCATCTATATCCGGATTAATAACTTCTTCTTCCTGTTCAGTCTGCTGTGTTTCTTTTTTTGGTACATTAGCTCCTGGCAGGAAGTCTTCAAATACTTCAAAACCGTTTAATGTAATTTCTTCCATAATTATATATAATTAGATTTATTTTTTCTTTCTTCCTTTATGTTTCCACTTCTTAGCATTCTAAGCAAAGATAGCTCTCTTTCTAGTTAGTGGATTCTTACTATGTGTAAGTTCTTCAGTACTTTTACCAGTACGTTTCTTTAAGGCATTAAACTTACCTCTATTTTCTTTCTTGATATGTATCCCTCCGTCTTTATACTTCGGAATCGGATATTCCGGCATTATCAGTGCCATGTCTATTAGATCACTCATATGCAATTACTTTTCTTGATTATTATTGTATACAGCAGCAGCTCCAATGCTTAGTAGAGGTATAGAATTAAACCACTTAGTGTATTTGTTAAAACTCTTAAACTATCTACTTGCTCTAGCAACACCTCTCATTGAATCAAGTTTGTCAGCTTCCTGTATTGCTTTCTTCAGTAGTTTCTCGTCCACAGTCTCTTCTCTAGTACTGATATAATTGTTCTAAAACATATATTCTCTAAGCTAATTCATATGAGCCTTTTGTTCTGTTGGCAAAGAATAATAGTCATCTCTACTATCTATCTTTCTACCACTAATGTCTTTCTTCATCTAATAGAACATATTGCTATCTCCGTGAGGATCAGGTCTATCAAGATTTCTCTTAAAGTCAGCGTAATGACTTAGTTCGTGTTCTGTAACAGGAGCACTTATATCTGCGATATCTGGATCTAATTTATAACTATAAGTACCATTACTATTACGTTGCATACGAGCTCTACTATTACCGCTATTAAGTCTTTCAACATTTGGTAACTCTAAAGGATTTTCATTATATAGATTAATTATATCCGCATAAGCCTATATATAGTCATCACCAAACTGTGTTTTAACTTGTTTAGCTCTTTCTATATACGATGGATCATCCATTAATCTTTCTACTACATTATAGGTTTGATTTTTAGCTTGTGTAAGTTTAGAGTTAACTGCAGCATCATATGCTAAAGCTTCATCTATTCTATCCTGTACATAGTTTCTATTAACAGATGTATTATAGTCGTGACTAACAGCTTTATATTTCTATTTAGGAGTTATTCCTTTATATTTACTTCTAAACTGTTTAACAGTCATTGGCATAAAAGGAATCAAACCCATTGCAGCTAATCCAGCACCTTCCCAGTCTTTATTCTTTAAAGCCTTATAAGTATCATACGCAGATATAGCATCACCTACAGGTGTTGCATTTGCAGCATCTTCAATATCTCCTACTGGCTTTAATCCTCTGACGAATGGTTTCCCAGTGAATCTATCAATCTCATCACTACTATTGTCATAATAATCAGCCAACTGATCTTCAGTATACTTACGTCCATATCTATCTTTATATAATTTACCTTTATATGGTTGAGGCTCTTCAGGAATTATAGGTTTGTTGTTAGGTGGTATCTCTCCTCCTTCAGCATACTTTTTAAAGTCAAGGTAAGTCTTACCGGGGTTCTACTCCCGGTACTACTTCAACTATTGCATTCTCTATTTAAATGCTTGTCTGTCCATATTATAATGTAAAAAATAAAGCTAGAAGCTAATCCAATTTATTAGCGTCTTCATAACCTTTTAATAGGATAGTTTTACCATTAGGATCTGTTTCTGTTGCTAGCCATTTGTCTTTGACACATGCCCAATAGCGAACTTCACCAATAGGTTTCTTATTCTCGTCTAAGCCCTATGTGGACCAGATGTAACAATTATAATCGCTATTAAAATCTTCAGGATATTTCTCTCGAAGATTCTCTAATACTACATCTCTTTCTTCTGCTTTCCTCATAACCTTATTTCTTTACAGGTTTCTTTCCGCCTTTCTTGCATCCCACAATTAATCCTCCTTATAACTTTTAATTTTACAGTACTTCAACCAAGAATAATGTTTCCTAGTCTCAGGATAAGTGTAGTTATCATCATTATTGTGAGCTTCCTCTTCAAAGCTAACATCGTGATATACTACATCTTGCTTGTCAAAGAATCTAAGTAGTCTAATAATACAGTACTCTATTCCATACCATAAGTAAAATGGTAGCCACAACATCTCTTGCATCTACTTCAAATGAATCTTCTCGTGATTATATTCCTTAGCATTTATTTTAGATGCATCTCTAGTAAATATTAAACCAAATAGATTTATATATTTATAACCCTTAAAAGGTATCCATTTATTCTGTATTACTCTCATATTATTTCTCTCCTGCTACTTTATTCTTCAATGCTGTTCTAGCTTTGATTCTTTCTCTTTCAAGATCTGCGTCATCTTTTTGTTTTTGGATATCTTTTTGAGCTTGCAATTTCTGTTTTTCAAGTTCAATCTTCTTATCCTCTATCTCCTTCTTCAATTGTTGTTCACGCATTTTAGCATTGAACTCAAACTGTTTAGAAGCTTCCTCTGATGCTTGTTTTCTCTCTTCAAGCGCTTGTGCTGCTATTTCCATAGTATCTGGAATACCATTATCATTCTGATCTTGATCTTCCAAACCTCTATAAGCATTAAGTTGAGCTACTGTAATCTTAGTTGCATTATTCTGATCAATCTCATATTTCTTAAGATCCATCTCCGCTTCTTTGATCATTAACTCTTCTTCCTTAACCTCATTCTGCATTTGTAACATCTACTGTTCACGTTCAGCTTGGGCTTGTTCCATAGCTTGCTGTTGTTCCATACGTTTCTGTTCAATTTCCTCTAATCTATTTTTGATCATAGTAACATTGTCCAGAGTAATGATTTCAGCAATATCTAATAGACTAGCACCATTCTGCATAGCAGGTTGCATAAGGTTCTTAAGTGCTTCTATCTGTTGTTGATTCTTAGTAGTATCTTCTACAAATATATCAAAATCTTCATAGAACATATCATCATTAAGAGTCATAAATGCTCTAGTAGCATCATCAAATACATACTGTAAACTAGTTTTGCTATCCTTCCAAGCATATTTAGCTGTATTTAATAGCATGATCAAACACTCTCTCTTTACTTGGTTATGAACCCAAAACCATGGCTCTGTAATATGAGCTGATTGTACTACAGATCTTTCTACATTACCTACTAATTCATTAGATGAAATAGAACCTTCACGCTGTTTAGATACACCAGTTATCTCTGACAACATAGCTTCTATCTTATCCATCAGTGCTATATACTGATCAATAGTATTAGCCATAGTAAGATCTAACGCTGTAATCTGATTGAACTATGACGGTTTACCTCCTTCTCTACCAGGTATATCCCAACCTTCTTCATATGGGTTAATAAAGTTAACTCCAAGTGCAGACAAGTAATGCATCCACTTAGCTACATCTATATTCATAGACTTAGGAATCTAAGTAATATCCATATTTACTACTTTACCCTTATCTCTTGACATAGCGAGTTCTAGACGATACCAAAGTACAATATACATGTACTGTAATGGTTTCATCATACTTACTAATGATCTAGGTCTACTATTGGTATTATTGTATATTACTCCAGTATATGGCAATCTTTGTGCATTAGGATTATCAGCAGATACATGTTGGTACTCAATAGGACCCATACCAAAGTAAAGGTCATCTCCAGCTCTATATCCTTCCCATGTCTCAATGATCCATTTCCATTCTACACTTATTTCAGTACCTGTCTCATTGTATGATTCATCTACGATATATTCTACTGGTTCTCCTGTTTCAGGGTCTGCAATAGTAACAAAGGCTATCTTTCTAAATGACTACCAACAACAATGCCATACACTAATTGCATTAGTACTATCAAACGGATTAGATGTAAACCCATTAATACTATGAGTCTTTATATGTGGGTAGTCTAACGATGTCTTTCTTACTTCAGGATTGAACCCTCCTTTAGACGTATCATCCATCATGTCTAGGAGCTAATTTAGCTGCTTTTCAGACAGTTTAGAGTATGGGGATCAGGCGTTATGAAAAATATGCATCAGAACAAAAGAAAAATTTCCGGTGTGTAGACGCCTTACAGGTCGCCTCACAAATTTAACCAGACTGTGAAGTGGATGACTTTATCCACCAGACTGTCAGATGTGGAAATCAGATGCATTTTCTTTCGAATAACGCTCTCGTAAACAATAACACATTTGATTAAAAACTGCAATATTTTATAGTATGTTTGAAAATAAATACAGAATATAGAGGTGTTTCTATATCCTGTAAAAAATATTGATTATGAGATTTAGCGTTCCATCATGCTGATGGATTCAATTCCCACACTTCCACCACGTACTACTTCGATTCTGTGGAATTCTTCCTTGATCAGTTTGACAACTGCATCATTCTTGATGGCTGTCTGGACAAATTCCAGAAGCAGGCTGTCTTTGCCGTAGTCAATGACTTTTGCCTTGAAGGTTTCTGCAATTTGAAACAGCTCTGCTTTATCTTCCCTGGAGCAGTTGAAAACCTTGATGTAGAGAATTTCTTTCATTCTGACAAATACATCTGTGAAGTCAATTACCTTGATAACCTCGATCATGCGGTTTAACTGTTTTTTGATCTGTTCAAAGGTTTCATCATCGCTGACTGTTGCGATAGTCATTCGAGATACTGTGGGGTCCTCGGTAGTTCCTACAGTAAGACTGTCCAGATTGTAGCTTTTTCCGGAGAAAAGTCCGGAGATTTTGGACAGAACACCTACCTGGTTCTCAACATAGAGAGAAATCCATCTTTTTTTCATTCCTTTATCCATAATAATCTTTCCTCCTGCCTAACAATCCATGATCATATCTTCCAGAGTTCCGCCCGGTTTGATCA